GATGATAAAATAGTTCTTCCGGACGGCTCTTTCTCGAAAATAGTAAAGATTCACTCTATTAATGACCATATGGGCCGGGCTGTCTGTGTAGATGTCTATTTCGGGGAGGGGTCTATCTAATGCCAGGTGTCACTAAATGTCTCGCTAATCTCAAACTCACACAGAACAAGTTCGAAAAGTTAGGAAGGCAGGGTATCCTGAACTGGTGTAATGAGGTAATGCGAGAAAGCCAGATGAAATATTGTCCTGTTGATACCGGGACACTCCGCAGATCAGGACGAGTTCAGATCATGAATAACAGCCTTAAGGATTTTAGTGTAAGGCTTTCCTATACTGCCAATTATGCTATTTATGTTCATGAAATCCCGATGGCTCATGATGTTGGAAGTATGAAGTATCTTTCGACTCCGTTTAATTTGATGTCTTTCAGGCTTATGCAAAAACTAGAAGCTGAGATGGCAGGTGCAGTATGAGCTGGTTAGAGGATCTCGGAACATATCTCCAGACAAACAGCATAGGAACACTCGGAAGCTCCATTTTTTATGAAAATTTTGATTCTTCAGTTATAAACAGTGTAATTCTTATCGCTCAGGCTGGGCCAGCTCCATCTACAACACTTGGGAATACTATGACCCTGAGAAAGCCGGAGTTAGGAATTCGGGTAAGAAATTCTGATGATTCCACCGCACACACGAAAGCTGAATCTATTTTCGATCTACTGAATGATACTTATAATACAACAATCGGAAGCACACGATTTAAGAGTATCAGAGCAATAGCAGACCCTTTTTTTGTGGGACAATCAAAAAACGACTCTTACATATATTCGATAAACTTCGCTGTCAGGATAGGCTGATACAATGACAAAAGAACACATTGACACTACACTGAGCACGGTTTCGATTGATGGAACCGTGATAGAAGGAATTACACCGGGTTCTCTCCCTTTCAGTAAACCTTCGAGAGACAAAAAGGAAGTCACGACAAACAAGGATACCGTAAGAAGATATGGTATGAAGCTCCTAGAGCCAGGAGAAGCTTCTTTTCAGGGTATCTATATTCCGAATGATCCAGGTCAGCTTGCATTGAAAACTGCTGCTGATGGATTGGCCGAACATACAATCCAGATAAACATCACGGAAGCCGGGATTATATACGAATATCAGGCATTTGTAGCTACTTTTTATCAGTCTGAAGAAGACGAAAACACTCTTATGTTCAACTGTGACCTGATCGTCACTGGTGGATTCTCAAAGACCACAACTTCAGCAGCTATAACCTCTATAGAATGCGCAGCCGTAGCAGTTGCCTATTCCCCTTCAACTGCAAATTCAGCTTTAGCAGCTTCAGCAAATGATGTCATTATTATGGAAACAACCGGGATAACAACGGATACCGTGAAGGTTACAGCAGCAGCCGCGTCATATATTGGGATTTCATACGATGGAGGCACTACATGGTCTCAATTGACCTCGGCTACTGCCGCGCCATTCTCTGCTACATACTGGCCTGCGGCCGGCTCACTCGCCAAAGCCCTTATCAAAGTCATGGAAACAAATAAAGCAACTCGTTTTGTGAACCTGTTTATCGTGAGGGCTTGAAGGTGGTAGGGAGAGAAGTTGAGGTCATACCCGGACATGACCTCCTTTTTACATGGAGAAGTAAGAAGAAATTGTTTGAGCTTGTGGATGCACGAACAGAGAGACAATTTGCTGAAAAAATGGCAGAACTCGCAAAAAATGACCAGTTGGATGACGAACTGACAGTAAAAATGTATTGCATAGGTTTCAACTGGAAGATTGGCGGGAACGTTGTTTCTTTTGAAGAAACCGAGGACATCATAGAGGAATTCTGCCAGATCAATTGTTTTGGTACAACTGAGGTATATGACAAACTCATTGATGCCTTTTGTGAGTCTGGAATATATAATAAATCTCTGATACAGGCAAGCCGGAAACTCCGCGAACAGTTAAAAGACGAAGACTTAACCGGGGGGTCTGATAAGGGGGAAGCTGGGCAGACCTTGACATTGACGAAGTAATTGACACTACCCAAAGGCTTCTCTATCAACTTTGCGATATTACCCCTAAAGATTTCTGGGATTTCACGCAGGCAGAAACCGCGCAGATGATTGAGGAAAAAATAAAGGCACACGATCAGAAAAATAAAAATTATTCAATGTTATTTGCTGATTTGAAGGCCACGCTCTATAATGCTTCTCTTGGACCGCATATGAAAAAGGGGACTAAATTCCCGTATAAATACAAAGACTTCCTGCCTAAAAACTTCAAGCATGACAAAGAGGAAATTTCCGAAGCTGAAAAAACAAGACGCTGGATGGCAGCCGGGGACGCTATGATGAAAGTTGTTGAGGAGCATGAAAGAGAGACAGGAGTGAAGGTATAATGGGGCTCATAGGCGAAGTGTGGGCAGACGCGGGGCTACATCTTGACAAAGCTTCTTTTTCTGAATATGCCTCGATGTTAAAGCAGGCCGAGGGACAGATAGGGGATATGTCCTCTAGTATGCAGCTCGCCATGACTTCGGCTTTTACTATCCCCGCAGCAGCAGTCGCCGGAATAGCTGCTTATGGAACTACCATAGCCGCTTCATATGAGGACGCTAACTTAACTCTAAAAACACTCTATGGTAGTCAAGAAGCTGCCCAGCAGAAGTTTCAATGGTTACAACAGTTTGCAGCCACTACCCCCTTTGAATTTCCTGAACTTCTCGAAGCTGCAACCAGACTAAAAGCCTACGGCATGGATGTTGAGCAGTATGGCCGGACTCTTGGTGATACTGCTGCTGGGATGGGAAAGCCCATAATGGATGTAGTGGAGGCCATTGCTGACGCTCAACAGGGTGAATTTGAGAGGATGAAAGAATTTGGAATAAAAGCCGTCGAAATTACGTCCAAAAATTATCAACAGTTGGGTGCTTCAATTCAGGACGCGGGGAAAACTGCTCTAACCTACATGGATCAGAACGGCAAGCAGCAGATAGCTGTAGTGGACCGAAACAATAAGGAAATGATCACGTCCACGATTCAGGCTATCTGGAATAGTAAGTACGCTGGAGCAATGGAGGAAAGGTCAAAGTCATTTAATGGAATGATTTCCACTATAAAGGACAACCTAAAGGCCGGACTTGCTGATATGGTAGGCTTCGATATGGCAACGGCGACCATTGAAGGAGGCAGTCTTTTAAGCGTTCTCAAAGAGCTTGCTGGTGTTGCTCTTACTGTTTCGGGTGCATTTTCAAACATGTCAGAACCTATGCAGACATTTGTTCTTGTGGCTGCTTTAGGCGGGGCGGCTGCCCTTGCTTTAGGGGCTGGATTTGTTGCTGCCAGTGCTGCAGGAATAACCACAACCGGAGTCATGGCAGCACTCGGGCTCGCAGTTAATACCGTCCTCTGGCCTGCGACTCTCATTGTCGGTGCTCTTGCTTTGGTAGCGGCTGGTCTTGTCTACTTGGACCAAAAAACCGGACTTGTAACCTACTCATGGAACTTGATGAAGGACATTTTCATTATAGTTGCAAATGGAATTATGACTGCAGCCTCTATTCTTAAGGATTATATAGTCCAGAAAGTTGATGAAATAAAACAGGCTCTATCTGATATGGTTCCTGATAGTTGGGTATCAACAATTTCAACAATTTGGAATGGAGTTTCAACTCAGTTTTCTAATATGGGTGACAACATCCACAATAAAGCACTCGCTATAGAACAAGATCATACTAATATCGGAACCACTGCACAAACAGCCGGGGCACAGGTTACCGGGGCAACCGGACAGATGATGGTTGGATATAGTAATGCAGGACAGTCTGCCCTCACAATGGGATCAAATACCCAGACAGCAACAGGCATGATGACAACTGGATTTAATACTGCGGGAGGGGCTGCAACTACAATGGGCGGGAATGTTGCCGGAACGGTGCCTGCTGTGAATTCTCTTACCGGGGCTGTAGGTGGTGCAACTTCAGCGAATCAAGCTTATGCAGCTTCTTTTGTTAACGTTTCTAAGATGGCAAGTGAGGCGGCGAGTGCTGCAATTTCTGCGGCGAATCGGATCGGGTCAGCCATAAAAACAAACATTTCACAGGTTGGAGAATTAGAAGCTCTTGCCGGGAAGTGGAATACTACAGCAAAGCTAGGGGTTACGTCTTCCGGGGGATCTGGAACCGGGGAAGGAAATGTTAAGGTTAAAACACCTGCTAACATGCTTACAGCTAGTGAAACGGCGAATAGGAAAGCTAACAACACTGTATATAACAACAATGTAAAGATTAATCAACAGAATAATTACGGGTCTTCGGCATCCACAACAAAAACAAAGGCGGCTACATTATGACAACTTATACAGTAGGTCTATCAGATGCAGATTACATAGTAGATCAGGACAATGACCAGATACAAATTAATTCCGCACTTGCAGCCGCTAAAGCTGTGCCAGGATCTACTGTCTATCTTAAGGGACCGTGTACTTATGATATTCAGGACTCTGTGCAAATAGGGAATAGTACCACGCTGACAGGTGATTCAACTGCTATTCTCCGCATCCATAATGGTATGACGTGGGCTGCTCAGGTTCCTGTTATAAAACAGAGCAATTCAATAGCAAGCAACATCACTATTTTTGGTTTTCAAATTGATTGTAACCGTTGGAATCAAACAGGGGATGAAGGGGACGGGCTTTTCAATGGGATCAATCTGGCAGGGAGCTCCACGAGTCACGGAAGTAATGTTTCTGTTCACGACATGGTAATTTATGATAGTCTGGGTGATGGAATCCAGTTAAAATATATTGACAATGTAACTGCTTACAATAATAATATCAGTGTTATGGGGCACGAAGGGATATATTTTATAGGGAATATCGGTGGAGATGCCTATAATAACACAATCGAGCAAAAGGATAACTCATGTATTCGAGTGGATAACGGGCAAAACATAAATATTCATAATAATACAACCTCAAAATATGATGAAACCGAGCATCCCACTGTAGCAAATGGAAACGGGGCAATCCAGATAGGAAACCGCCCAGCAAGCTATAACATGCTCTTACATTGTAACAATATTAACATCTATGATAATACAATCAATAACGGGGCAGGTTCTGGTATTCTCCTTATGGATGCGGACGGAAGCCAGGGAACAACCGCCCAGAATGTGAAGATCTGGAACAATGTCCTTACTGGTTGCGGATGGATGCGAAACATCCAATACAACGCCGGGATATCGGTCTGGAATTGGGGAAACGGACTAAAAATTTTTAATAATACGATTTCTGGAAGTTATAACGCTGGATTTTTAGTTTATAATTCAATCGCTTCAGGATGCACTGTTTATCTTAAGGACAATAACATAACAGGTACTCTTGCAACTCTTGCCACAGATCCAGCCCGGAAACTCCCTGTGACTGGATACGGTGTTTTGAATTACGCGCCCTCGAAAATGGCAGTATATGCAGAAAACAATTACGTGACCTCAAATTTGACAGGGAATTATTATCAGGTTACCCCTATCAGTGAAGCGACTGCCTTAAATGGAGAGTGGACTTCTGGCGGGACTTCAGGGGGATCGACTGGCACTGTAACCCCTGCGACTCGGTATATCCCTCCTATTAGGATAATTCAGGAAGATTATGAAGACTATTATGACCCACTTGTGCCAAAGCAGGGTTATATCAACGGTGTGAAGTTTTACTGGCAAGAATTAGCCGTTGATGGTGGAAAATCAGTGGGGCAAAAGAAAGCTCCGGGTGTAATAGGTGACAACTTAACGGACTTTGGTTTTAAAGGCACGGGACTAGTAATCGACTGTTATGCTTTCTCCCCAGAAGAAATGGATGAGGTTATGGCAGCTTGGTATGATACATCGAGGGGTAGATCTCGATTAGAGCTGGGGAGCATCTACGCTGGGACTATATGCAGAGGGTTGGCTGTTGATAATTCTTCAAAATTAAGACTTACAGAAGATGTCCCTGAAAATGCTAAACCTTATTCAATTTTGTATCAGATGGATTTACCATATAAAGAAAACGCAGATCAAAAAGTAAGAGGCAGATACGTAACCGGCTCTATGCAGTGGTCTTCGGACGATACTTACGCGGGGAACCTCTTAAAAAATCCTTCGTTTGAATCGTGGGCAAAATCGACTGATTTAGATTGGGTTATTGGCACAAGTCCTGTATCTCTTGATAATGAATGGCGGTGTGTCAGGTGGTCTAAAGAATTGGCACAGTTTTGTGCTGTAAGCAGGGGTACAGGTGATGCCACAGGCACAAGGATAGCTATTTCCACGGATGGAGATACTTTTACAACTCCTTCAGGCTTAACAAACGCAACAAACTATGATGAGAGATGGGCTAGTGTTGTATGGGGTCAATCTATTGGATATGGACCGTCCGAAGATTTGCCGGGGAGATGGGTTGCAGTCGGTATAAGTGGATCTATAAGAGCAATATTTTCCGATGATGGTATTACATGGGAAGAAGCTGGATTTGAAACACTTACAAATATGTGGGGGGATGTCTGCTATATTTATGATGGGGATGAAGGGAAATTCAGGTATCTCGCCGTGAGTTATGGAGCTTCAGAAACTCACAGAGTCATGTTTTCAGATGATGGTGGGTACTCTTGGATAGATGTCGCGAGTGCTGACGATTCTTATCAGTGGCTTTCTGTTGCTTATTCTCCTACTCTGAAAATAGTGGTAGCAGTAGCATATGGGCGTGACGCTGGCGGTAATACGGGGACAATGTGGTCGGATGACTACGGAGAGACATGGACGCTTGGGTCAAGTCCTGCAACTACTCAACAGTGGAGTTCTGTAGTTTGGGCGGATCACATCTCAAAATTTGTAGCAGTTGCTCTCGATGGAAACAATAATCAGATAATGACATCAGAGGACGGGAAGACATGGACTGCTCAGGTAACTCCTTATTCAGGGTCCACAATTACGGCTGGAACTGGTTCAGTAGTTTCGACTACTACTTATCAGAGTCCTTCTGGGTATGTCTACACAACAAAAGATACGGATTACACAACTTCCGCGTGCAGTGACGCCAGCACCGGCGGGATATTGTCAATAGAAGCACCGGGAACAGGTCACAAATGGAGAATTGACAGAGTATTTTGTAGACTTAGAAGCGGGGGTACGTGCTGTAATGCTTATTTCAAAATCACGGCTCAAACTGCAACTAAAGCAGAAACAACCTTGGGTGAATGGAATACTAATTCTATATCCTATATTCCAGAGTCAACTGACGTGACTTTTGAAGCTGCTAATGATGAAACTGTCACTCTCACTGTATATATGAAGTCTGGAAACGATGATATTAAAGCAATAGCAACAGACATCGGTTATGTCCTCACAGAATGGGATGGGGCAGGTGGTTCATCTATTGCTTATACTGTCAATCAGTGGAGAGCAATAACCGCCGCCCCAGAAATCAATTTGATTGTGGCATCTGCTCAGACAGGAACCGGCAACAGGATAATGTATTCTGCTGATGCAGTAAATTGGATTCTCGGAGAAAGTGCAGCAGATAATAATTGGTATTCCCTTTGCTATTCTCCTGTCCTCAACAAATTCGTATCTGTTGCAGGATCAGGAACCGGAAACCGGCTTATGACTTCTGGAACTTACGGAGCTATAACAACTCCTTCAAGCTGGACTGTGGCAGGAACAGGACAACGCAGATCCGAAGCTACTGCTCACGATGGGCTATACTCGATTTTGATAGAGGGCGACGGTACAACCGCAGACTTGGGACTCACTGAACAGTATGTTTATTTTGAGCCTGGGGTATCTTACGTTTTGAGTGCGTGGGGGGCAGTTTCGGGCAGGACAGCCGGGAAACTTTCAGTTGATATTTATTCAGGAAATTCTATCATTACTCAACTTCTCTGGGATGAGGATTGCGAATATACCCAACTTCAAGAAACCGTAAGATTCGACACTGCTCCTGTGGATGCAATGATCAGAGTTCATGTTATAGAAACCGCGAATGATGGAGCACTTTTCTATTGTGATGATGTTCTTTTGGAGAAGGCTTCAGACTTTGAAATTGGTACAACTGGCAGCCCAATAACGACAACAGGGCATGTTGACATAATCCCAGACGTTGAGGTAAAGGCAATAACATCTCAAAGTTCTTCTAATGTTTCAAAAGGAGCGACAATAACTGTAGTAGACGGAGATGTTCACAGCCGGACTGAAACGGCTTATGTTGTTGATTATACCTCGACTCTCCCAGCACTCAGCAACGGTGAATATTATAGGTTTGATAGGTTTTCCCTTGAGCTTGGGACTGCAAATGTAAGCGGGGTCACCGGATATGCAAAAGTGACAATCAAATGCGCTTCTTTGAATAATAATGCAGAAACAACTGTAGCAACATGGAGCACTACAACAAGACTCCCATCAAGAACAGCAAAGTCTATTGATACTGAATATTTCTCAGGGACAAACGAAGCAGTAACGATAAAAGTTTACTTAAAAACCACTAATTCAAGTGCGAAAGTTTCGGCTGATAACATTTCTTATACTTATACAAAGATGATCCCAACTGTAGTAAGTTCTGCAATATCAATTTACAACACCGCAGACACTCTTACAATAATGCAGTGTTGCAACGAGCTTAAACCTGGATGCTCAATCAGAATAAACGCAGATGGTACAGGAAATTACAAATATTCTGAAAATTTCAGTGACGGACAGTATGATTTTACAATAACTGACTCTTCGGGAATCACATACAACATAGATGAAAAGATCCTGATGTTTGGGTCTGCTGGATATATCACATATAAATTTGACACAAAATATCCAATTACCGGGATTCCATACATCGTAATTAATGTTATTCAGGGGGCTCCGGTCTGTTATATTGCAGCAGATAACGCCGGAAGTCCTGGCACTTGGTACGCTGTAGATGATGTAAGCACAACAGACCTCACGAATGTTTCAGCTTACAGGCTTCTCAATTCTGGAACTACGTTAATTCTGAATGGCTTAACCAAATTCCACCTTAAAATAGTATCAGGAGGAACTTCAGACCTTCACATCAATAGTATTTTTATGTACTCAGACCTTGTTACAATTGACGCGGAAAGACCAAAAATATTCAAAGGGCAACAGAATACTTTCGGGGCTTCTGTAACGTCAACTGCCTCAGCTAATATCATTTTGTATTATAGAGATGCTGACATCCTGAGTTAAGGAGGGATAATATGATTCGGTGGGTCCAAACTAGATTAGTAATCGAGAAGCCGCTAACGCATGAAAAATATTATCCATCTGTGCTCAGGGCAACAACTCAAAAAAGTTATCCCTTCTCTGTATCATATGCAGATATTGAAATTGCTTCAAATGTTATCGGGTCCACTTCATCTTATATCAACCAGCTCCGATTTGATGACATAATCAGGCTGCAAGTCTCGATAAAATATAACCCCAATCAAAGAACTATCTGGCAGGATATATTTCAAGGGAGAATAATGGATCTCTCTTGTGAATATTCAGACAATAATAATAATGTCAATATTTACGCACAGGGGCACGAAGTAGAAGCAGAGACAGCAATTATTGAAGAGACCTATACTCATACTTCTCAGGACTGCAAGACCGTCTTAGCTTATTATGCTCCTAAATATTTGTCAAGACTTACTTATGATACAAATTACGCCGATCCGGGAAAAACGTTTCCGCAATACGACACAACTGCAAATCAAACTTATATGAGTGACCTGTTTGCAGATATGGAGAAAGTTTCCGGGTATGATTGGGCTATTCAAGTTATCCCTACATACTCATCCGGGAACCTCTCAACCAGATATATTCAATGGAAACAATTTTCTTCTACAGTAACGGACAAGTACAAAGTAATTGAAGGGACTCCTAGGGTCCTCTCAGCAGATTTTGAGGTCGCCGGCTCAGACGTGAGGACTGCATACAGGGTAAACGGTGAGACTCCTTCCGGTGGCAGTCAGTATACATGGGAAGAAGAGGACACCGCTTTAAGTACTCTTTACGGAAAAAGAACGGCTACAGAAACTCAGACATGGGTTAAAAGCAATACTCTTTGTGAGTCGATAGCCGAAGGACTTTTAGCAGAAGGAAAAACACCCTCAATATCAGGGCAAGCTGTTCTTATGGGAACTCCTGAAGTAGAAATAGGCGATTTAGTAACTTGTAAATTTCCTTCTATAGATCTTAATGGCTCTTCGATATCCACTAATTTGACTGTCAAAAGAGTAAGTCATGTCATTGACGGGGGAGATTTTACAACGTCTGTAGATCTTGAAAAAGTAAAAAAGACTGCTTATGATTACATCGGGCAGGTGTCAAAAACTGTTAAGACTTGTAAAAAGAATCAGGTTAAATAATTTTGTTAACACTGTTAACAATTAATATATCTTAACATCCATTTTATATACGAGGCTTAAAAAATGGAACCACTGATAGTCTCGAATGATGGAAGCGGAGACTTCAACTGCGACGGCAAAGACGATCAAGTACAGATAAACCAAGCTCTTAAAGTCGTTGCCAATGAGTCAGAATATTCAAGTGTTTATCTTAAGGGTCCGGGTACATATCGGATCAGTGACCAGGTTCTTTACTCAGGCAGCGTTATTCTGGAAGGAGATTCTGACGCAGTTCTCACAGTTTCAACTGGCAGCCTCTGGCCCGCTATGAAATCAATGATCGCTCAGAGCAGCCCTAAAGAATCCAATAAGGGCAAGCTCACACTTCGCGGTTTTGAAATTGACGGTCAGGCAGACGCTCTTAACTCAAAATTTGCAGCTTCAAAAGGGAAAAAGGAGCTACGCGGTGACGGTCTTTATAATTTTGTCTACGTTTTTTATGACGATGTTGAAATATACAACATGTTCCTGCATGACAGCCTCGGGGATGGGCTGAGAATAAAGTACAGTAAAAATATTAAGTTCCATGATAACCGGGTTTATAAGTTGGGGCATGATGTTGTTTTTGCTATTCGCTGCAATAATGTTGAGGTCTGGAAAAACAATGTAAGGACCATGACGAATTCAGCCGCGAGAATGTGGAATACAAATCATGTAAAAATTCATGATAACTATATCTGGACTGTCTACGAAGGTGACGCCGGCGGCCCAGGGCTCCAGATCCAATACGGGAGGCAGAAAGCCGTAAACAATGTCATGGATGATATTGAAATTTACAGGAATAAGTTCTATAACACTTACGGTCCGGGCATTGCGTTAGTAGGGTATTTGGATGGCGGGAGCGCATACGCGAAATCTGAAGCATGTAACGTTCATATTCACCATAACGCTTTCTATGGGTGCGGGACTCATCCGAGTTCTCTATATGGTGCTGGAATCGTTACAAGCGGGTTCCATAATACCCTTATCGAAAACAACGTTTTTGACGGCAATTACAATGCAGCCGTAGCCCTGCAATTCAGCGTAGGTGTCAAGTCTCCAGGGTCTGGGTATGTGACGAGGGTCAGGAAAAATATCATAGTCAATCAGAAATTAAGAAAAGGTACTCCAGCAGGGACAGGAAATGGAGTAGCTAATAACCTGCCTGAAACTCATTCTTTCGTACTCGAAAATAACTGTTTCTACAATAATGCTGGCGGAGATTATAGAAACACTACAGGGGCAGCTTCGGATATTCATGCTGATCCACTCTTTGCAGATCCAGATAACCATGATTATCATCTGAAATCTACTGCAGGGAGATGGAATGGGGAAGCGTGGGTAATTGATAGTGTTACCTCTCCTTGCCTTTTTGAAACGTATGAACTTGGCATGTATGACGGGACTGAAGAAGCCTCGAAATATCCCGGTACTGTAGTGCCAGAGCTAAAACCGGCTTTTCTTTTGCTAAATTGTACGGAAGAAGAACTTTCAAAACTTAAGGAATCTTACTCAAAAAGAACAATTTTAAGGAGGTTGTAAAAACGGTAACAGTAACAGATAAAACTTACATCTATACAACTCGATACAAAGACTGTGAAAAAAACGACTGTAAACAAAAATCCGAAACTATCAAAGGACAGGAAGGCAAGCAGATAGTAATTGATCTTGTAAGCCTCGCGCTGGCAGCCCCTCCCGAAGGGCTCGGAACTGCCTGGTGTATAGCCGATACAGGAGAGAACAAGGTACAACTTGGACGGTGGACTGTTAATCAATCAGAATATCAGCCTCTAAGCTCTAAGCCCGCGTTTATCGCACCTGCTGGAAAGGATGTGGTTCTTAGTTGGTTTTTGAAGTCCAGCAGTACAGAAAATAAGGCAAGGATGAAACTGCTTTCTTATGATTATTCCCTAACGGATGTGCAGATTGTAGAGGATCCAGTAGAGCCGGAAACTCCAGAAGAACCTGTGGAGCCCGAGATAAAAAACTGTATCATGATCGTTTGTAATTCGGCTGAAGACGTTGGCACACTTGCAGATAATATAAAATCGCTCGTGGGTGACAGGGAAATTATCAAGCTTGTTCAGGCATGAGACAGAGCAACACTATAAAAAGTTGTCAATATAAAAATTGTTCTCATCTTTCCAGAAAAGGACAGGTTGGGTATTGCACTTTAAAAAACATGAATTTGACAAAAGTTAAGAAGTGCCCTAAACAAAAAACAGTAGACCCTGATATTATCCCATCCACAAAACATTGTGGAAGATGCGAACAGTTAAAGCTGACTGAAGGTGTTTGGATATGTAAAATCTCAGGATATCGCCCTCATATGATGAGATCTTGCCCGAAGGTGTTAAAAAACGTGTGAAAACTTCCTCACAATTGGAGAAATAAAAAGACAGCAGATGGAAATCAGGAGAATTGAACTGAAAGAAAAAGAGAAGAAAAAAGAAGAAAAATCATAATTCAAGTTCTATAACATTTGCTATCAACATCCATCCTAAAATTCGTTCATCTGCGTACCGACTGGCTTCTTCATATGTATTTTTTCGATCTGAATAATGATGATTCCCCCATTTATCCTCCACATACACTATATAAGCCTCTTCCCCCATGAGTTATACCCCAGAATAAC